GGTATTCGCCTGAGACCCGTTGACAACCAGCAATGCCTGTTGAGCAGCATCCGACAAATCCCATAGATGCACGGCGTCAATCTTGAACGGATTAGCCATGCCAGGAACACTGGATTTAATATGATCGTGAGTGAGTGTGGTATCGATATCATCGAATTCGCCGCCGCTCATTTGTACATCAGCCGCAGTTGTGATTGATGTGCCTAACGTCACCTTCTTTACAGTACCGGAGCTAAATGCGGTATAACCCGATGTATCTGTGCCGCCTCCGCCGGTATATTCCTCAATTTGGAATGATACCGTCGTCGATACATTGCACACCCTGAACACTCGACCGTTAATTTCCCACATGCCCTGCACGTCGAAAACAACGATATCTCCGTTTGCAAAATCATGGGTTGCAGTAATAACGCCGGGATCCGCTAACGAAATGGCGGTGATTGTTTTTGCTGCGCCTAACGCGGATTGCATAGCAACCTGCACATCACGCATGATTGTTGGATTCATTTTAAAAACCTCTTATTTTGTGGCATAAAAAACCCCGCCGGGGCGGGTCTGGTATTGGGGTTGGGTCTAGCGTTAAACGGTGGCGGCTTTCTCGGTCGAATAATACGTAACGTGATAGGTGAGGGTGATGACGTGGATTTCCGGCTCATCCTCGGCGATATTAAAATCAGTCGCGACCAAAACGATATCGTCGGCGTTGGTGGGTTGCGACATGACCGACTCGATCAATACCGCGGCGTCATCCATATCGGTTTCCGCTTTTTCGTCGTCGACCGTGCCGCGAATCCAGGCATTGATTGACACGGTTAATACGCGGTCCTGCGCGCGCGGCTGCGGGTGTACGGTGAGCGTTTGACAGCTTTCTTCCTCGGCATACAAAGTAATGGCCGGGAATATAGTTTTAGGCGGTCCGACGCGCTGGATGCGCACCGCGCCGAAGCCGGACAGGCCTTTTAATAAGGTTGCCAGATCATTGAGGATTTTGCGGCGCAGATGCATTAGTCTTTACCACCCTTAACTTCGACTAATTCATAATTGGTCATTTGGCGGCCGATTTTCTTCTCAATATCAAACGGACTGCCTTTCGGGTAATAGTATTCAACGCCAATTTTGACGCCTCGCACATCTATATTTATTTGCGCAGATACCACGTATTCAGGATTAATGCCTAATGCAGTTAAAATTTCACTTCCAATATTCATCAGAAATACCCGCGCATGTCGACATAATTATCCAGCAACTGTTTGGCGGCATAGGGGATCGTAAACGGCCTCATAACGCCTTCTATACTGCTCTGGAATACTTCCCACTGCCCGACTATAAACGCGATTGCCTCTTTAATAGGCCCTGGCACAGCCGACGCCGCGCCATAGCCTGAGACGTATTCAACTTGCACCGAGTTAAGTTGCTCGCGGATCGCAGGCCAGCTTGCGGCATAGGCAGGGACCACGACGCCGCCGACAGTATCGACCAGATACAGGGACGAACTGAGCGTTTGCTGGACGCCGTCGACATCGAGATACTTGATACTGGAAACCGAAACCAAGGGCGCTCTTAAGGCGATCAGATAACCTTCGTTAGGGTCCCAGGGATAATCGTCGTCGTAGCCGGTCCAGGTTTGGGTAATGAATGCACGCCGGGTATAATCCTCGGCCCATTGCCGAGCGGTGGCGATGCGCGAGGTGATGACGGTATCGCGCGCGGTTTCAGCGGCTTGGGTGATACCCAGATGCGCGCGCATTTCCGCCAGGGTGACTGGCTCTGTTGCCGGCGCAGTTTTTATAATGTGCTTCATAATTGCTTCATGCGCCTAATAAGGTGGGCTATATGCCAAAGCGCTTGCATCAAGGCCATGCAGAGCCGGCAGAATTTAATCGGCGTCATGGGTTGCCACTACCAGCCTATCCGTTTTGATTTGCTCGATTAATTTTTGCAGCCGCATCATTTCCGCATAGGCCGCGCGGGCGGCTTGCTCGCTGGATTGGTAGCTGATACGCCAGGCCTCATAGCTCATCTAAATCTTCCCCCAGCCATCCGGCGACTTTGCGTTTTAGCAGCGCCTCCATGAAAAATAGGCTGCGGCTGCCCATGTGGCCGGATATTCCGATAAATGCAGCCTCTAAAATCTGCGGGATTTTTGCCGACTCGCATAAATAAAACGTCAACATGCCGACGAAACCGGAAATACAGACCTCACCGACCACTTCCGCCAATGAAAACGCCGCCTTGCTTTTGCTTCTAACCCGCCGGATGTAGCCGGCAATCCCGCCCCAGGCCGATAATCCGATCACCCACAGATAGGTAATCATCGAGTACGACGTGGGGTCTTTTTCCATAGTACGTATTTTTATTTTGGTTAATGGGGATAAACGAGTTGTATCCCGCTCACAACCCCACCGTAATTATCGTTAATCCGCTTTGTGTCAGCGCTTCGGCCCAGGGCGTATCAATTAGGGTTTGCAGCGAAGATAACAGCGTCTCGCACTCGGCCAATGTCGGAACAATTTCCCCCGGCCACCGGGCGGCATAGTCGGCATCGACAGCCGATTTAAGCGCGGTCGCATCGGCGATTAATACCGACAATACAGGTAAAAAGGTATCTCGAACAGGGGTGCTATAAAGAACATGAGTTGCGGGCTCCAGGCCATCATTGCTGGCATAGGTTGCAAATGCCTCATAGCCGCCAACATCCGGGTCTAATGACCTGGAGATACGCTTGGCTATATCCTGATATTCGATAGGGGCAATAAATACGATGGTGTGACTCCAGGTGCTCATCTTAATCCTTAGTTTGTAGTTACAGTCCAGCCGCGAGTTACAAGCGTGGCTTTATCAGCCAGACCTGCCGCCGATGGTGTTGCATTGCCGGTGCCACCTAAATTTAAAACCCTTGTTCCTGTGGTTTTATTGGCTGCCACAAATGCGGCTAGAATGGCATCTACTGCCGATTGTGTAAGCGAGTTTACATTGGCGTTAAAATCCCCCAATGTTGCTGATACACTGCCTCCGGCAAATCCAGTCAGCTGATTACCATTACAATAAAAAGCAGTCAACGCCGTATTAGCATATAGACTAGGAATTGAACCTGTTAATTGATTATTGTAGCAATAAAAAGTAGTTAACGCTGTATTAGCAGTTAGACTGGGTATTGAACCTGTTAATTGATTAGTGTCGCATTTAAATGTGAGTAGCGCTGTATTAGCAGTTAGACTGGGTATTGACCCGGTTAATTGATTGCCATTACATTCAAATAGGGTTAGATTGGTGAGCTGGCTCAAATCTACTATTTGCCCATACAGCCCTTTTGCTATCATTGATATTTGAGTAATCAAATTCGGGGTTGCAGACCGCATGGTTACCCAGTCATTAATCGCGACCGTGGCACTAAAAGCGTCATTTTGATCGGCTGCGCCGGTGAGAGAGAAGATCACCCCCGCGCCACTTGCGGGAACTGGGCTTATTGTTTTTGCCCCTGCGCTATACCATTTAAGCCGAAGAATATCACTTGATCCTATTGCATCCGATTTGGATAGCAAGTATTTCCGTATCCTTGCCCTATCGCTAGAGGATAATACATTGTTTGGGACTAATGCCATGGCGTAAATATCAGCCGCCGGTAAATTGGTAGCTCCGGACGATGGTGATTTAATGGTGTAATCCAAGCATCCGCTGAATGTCGAATAGAGCAGGTTATAATCGGTTGAATTAGTCAAGGTAACTGACAGCTTATCATCCACACGGTCGTGATTGATATAACCGGTGCGGAGGAATGGCTTATAACCTGCGGTAGCCTGGGTAGCATGTTTGGCGTCAACCAAATCGGACATTTTGCCCACAACGCTATCTATCGTACATGGGGTTGTCCCGGCAGACTCCTGAAAACAGGAATCGACCGATGGCACATACAACGAGCCGCCGTACTTTCTCAGCATAGCCTTGATGGATGGCGTTCCGAACAGGATTTTACGAACAGCGGGCTTCACAGCTATATATCCATTGTGTGAATAGTTAGTCGATAGACCGCTGCTGATGTGGCCGTATATGACCCCAAGGTTTGCAGCTCTACATAGAGGTTGGTCGATGTTAAATATATGTGTTTATTGATGCCGTCATTATCAATAAATAAGGTTGAACCCTCATCAACCGGTGTTCCTAAAACGACCTTACCCAGGTATTTGCCACGGTCGCCACTGGGTATATCAAACGCGGCATCATCTGCTATAGCCGTAGGGCTGGCATTGTAGAGCCTAACGGTGTATCCCGCCATGCCAGCTGCAACCGAAGCCACATCAAGCTCAAGCTCGATTGAAGTGACAACAACATCGCCGCCGCCCGTTTTCGCCATATTAGCGAAGGTGAAAATGGCGCTGCCGTTAGTATCACCAATTACGTCATTAATACTATAGGTTGGCGTGGTTGCTGGTCGCGTGATGCTGACGGTGGTCGTATGCCCCACTGAGTCACTAGATGCCCTTACCCACAAACGCCCATCCGCCATCTGTAGCATTTCATAGTCGCCATCCGTGCCGGACGTATTTGCGGGCGTAGCCTTTCGGACCGCCATCGCGGGAATGCCCACATCCAGATTGGCGCTAGCTGAATCTTCCGCCTTCTCAGCGGTTGAGGCGGACGGCGTGCCCGCCAATACCTCGACGTATATAGCGCCCGTTGACAGATTCCCTTGTACGGGGAAGTCCGACTCATTAGGCGAACTGACTCTTATT